GTCCCAGCCGGGCGGCTGCTCGAAAAGGGCTGTGCCGTCGGTGGTAATGTCCAACTGATCAGGCACCACAAGATGCCCGTCGCGCGGCACAAAGGGCGCATTGCAGACGGGCGGGCTCTTGCTCATGTCGTAATCGCCCTCTTCGATCAGCGACACGACAGGGAAGCGCGACACATAGTCGACCGTGATCAGCTCGTAGGCTTGCGGCACATCGTTCAGCCAAATGGCGTTGTTGCGGATGCGCCAAGCCATTTGCGCGGCCCCTGCCCCGCTACCAAATAGCCAATTTGCCCATGCTTGCGGGGTGGCAGGGCCAACCAACCCAAGGGGCGAGCCGCCACGGTTTTCGGTGTTGGGGATGATCCGCAGAAAATCAGGCGGAAGGGGATAGGCGTAGCGGCCCGGAACCGTGGAGAATACCCATGTGGAATGAAGCTCTGACGATCCGATCCAGTTGGTGCGGGTGGTATATTCCCGCATGGTGTCGGCTGCCGCTGTCCGCAGGATCTTTGCAATGCGGTTGCCCGTATTGAACAAGGTAGTGGGAGCGGGCGCTGTTGCGTCCCGCTCCGCTGCTTCCTTCGCAATCTCAAGGATCGTGCGCGACATCCCTTATTTGCCTTTGCGTGCGTTCAGACCCAGAGGATCGGCGGCGGTGGGTTGCGGCTCGTCATCCAGATCAGACAGACCGTCCACAATACCGCCCTCGAACATCGTCGGCGGAAGGTCTTTTGCCTCGGGCAGATTATCATCCCGATCCACGTAGACCGCACCGCCGGGGGCCAACTGTTGCGCTGGCGTTGCCGAGGCCATGCCACCCATCGCCAGCATCGCCTTGACCTGCCCCTGCAGCTCGATATTCGCACGCTCTGCCGCCGCAAGCCGCGCTTCCAGCGCCTCGCGCTGCTGCGTTTCGCGTGCCTCGTGTTCCGCCTGCGCGATCATCGGCGCCGCATCGTCGCGTTGCTGGCACCACCGCTTCGCCACCTGATAGGCTTGGCGCACATCCATGCCCATGCCGTTGATCAGTTCGGAGGGGCAGTTGGCCACATCCTCGATCGAGCGCAGGTTGTTGAGCAACAGCAGCGCGATCTGGGATTGCGAGATGCCGGGCAACTCTTGCAGCGGGGTGCCGCTGGTCGGAACGCTTTCATACTGCCGGAACATGGCAAATTCACGGGGGAATGCCTGCATGGCCTGCTCTTCGGAAATGAAGCGGGTGGCAATGGTCAGCCGGTCGCCCTTGGGCATTTTGGCGATGCAAAGACGGTCCTGAAACTTGCCATTGCGCTCGGGGTTGCGGCTCGTGATCCGCACCTTGACATAGAAAAACTGGACGTTGAGGCCGCCGGACCCGGCCACGGGGCCGAGGTGCGATGACAGGTCACGGTTGGTCATGTTGGTTGACATGCCACCAGCGCGCGGTGCGCTGGCAGGCTGGAAGGGCATGGATGGATACATGGGGAAATCCTCGTGGGGATGATGTGAAGCGGCCCGCAGCAGATGCAACGGGCCGCCGAGCGGTTAGGGGGTCAGGGAGCCGTTCAGCATCCGGTTGTTGCACAGCCAGTTGCCCATGCCAGCGATCACAACCGTGTCCGAGTCCTCGGTCAGCGGACGGCGCGGGCCACCCAGCACGACGTTGTTGCGCTTTTTGTGCATGATGATCTCGATGGTTTCGAGGTTCAGGAACTTCATGCCGCTCGGCGCATAACCGCCCTGCCCGCCGTCAGCGACAACCGGCGTGTTCTCGAACATGACGTTCTGGAAGCCTGCCGAGGCCAGCTTGCGATCCATGAAACGCTGTTGCGCCTGCAGGCCCGCCGAGAAGGTGGCGTAGAACAGGTTGTCAGACAGGATCAGGTTGGGCTTGTCCGCCCCGCGCGAGGTTTCCAGATACAAGTCGAGCATCTCGGCATAGAGCGTGTCCTTATCGGGCGCACCACCCAAGGCCGCACGCTTGTTGTCCCACCAAGTCGAGACAGCCGAGTTGATACCGGCGACGGTGCCGCCAGCGGTTTCCGAGACCAGGAGGCCGAGGCCGCCGAACTCCTTTCCGCCATTGTCAGTGCCGTCGCCATGGGCCGACTTGTGGAGCTGGTTCACGATGGTCTTTTCCGCGTGTTCAACGCGGGATTTCATCATCGAGATGACCTGCTCCTGACCGTCGTTCATCAGCATTTCCAAGCCGGAAATGGAGACACCGCAGGCGTATTGCTTCCACGGGTATTCCGCCGAGGTCAGCACTTCCTGACCTGCGACGTTCAGGGCTTCGCGCCCGACATACCATTGGAAGTTGGTGTTTTCCTCGCCCACCATGATGGGCGCGGTGATGACGCGTCCGCCGCCGATGGTGCGATCACGGCCACGACGCCGCATCTCGAACATCAGCAGGTTGTTCCGGCTGACCGCATCGGCCAGATTCTTACGACGGTGGGCAAGGGTCGCCGTGACCACTTCACCCCAGTTGGGATTCGCTGCCATGATTTCCTCAATCAGCGATCCCGCGCGTGGCCGATCCGGTCTGCTCTCAGTCGTCCAAACCGGCGGCGTGCCGGATAACGTCCTCAAGCTTCGCATCTGCAGCGAGCGCGGGGCGACGACCGGCACCTTGGCCTGTTCCGTCAATACTGGTGCTGGCGGCCTTTGCGCGTGCTACGCGATCCGGGCTTGCCGCTTTCGTTGGTGTAACGCCTGACACAGCGGGCTGCGCTTGTGCGGCGGGAGCTGCAGGCGCGGTGGGCGCAGCCCCGAAGGCCTTGCGCGCATCTGCCTCTGCTTCCTTGTAAAAACGGTCCAGATCGGCCGGCGTCACATATTGGCCGGTTGCTTGCCGATGGGCATGAGCGCGGGAAACCACATCGCCTTTAAGGCGGTCCCAATGCGGACGGGCGGGCGTGCCATCCGCTGCCTTTTCGGAAATGAACGATTGCAGGGTGTCCAGCACAGGATTGACCGCAGGCTGTTGTGCTGCGGTGGCCTGCTGTGCAGGTGCGCCTTCGTCGGGGCCAAAGCCAAGCTTACGGTCGCGCGCCTTGAGCTGGCGGTTTTCCAGCCGCAGATTCTTGACCACCTCATCCTCGAAAGGATCTTCCTCTTCGCGGACCAGCTTGAGGCCAAGTTTCCCGGCGGCGCTGATCAGGATGTCCTCGGCCTTGTCAGGATTGATTTGGGTTGCAGCCCACGCCAGATATTCCTCCGGCTTTTGGGTTGCATACTCGTTGAGCTGGACAAGGCGGGCGATGACCTGCCTCGGCGTGGTGCCGTGCAGTCGCAGCTCTTCATCACGGCCATGGAAGATCGACATAACGTCGTCCGCCTGCGTGATGCGCTGTCGAACCTGTGTGCGCCGATCATCATCGAGACCTGAAAGCAGCGTGTCGATTTCATCGAGCTGAACTTCGGGCTTTGCGGCGGCGCCATCTGCCGCGCCATCTGCCGCAGCCTCGTCGCCAGCGGCGGCGGGCTTGGCATCATCGCCTTCGCCGCGATCCTCTGCCTTGCGCCCCGCACCGCGCTTGTTCGTGGCGCTGTCGAGCAATTCCAGCCCTTGTTCCATCGGAACAGCGGTGACTTCGGCCTCTTCCATATCGCCGGAAAACACTTGGTCATCGCCGGGGTCGGCATCGAATTGCGCCAGAGCGCGCCGAATAATTTCGTCCGTTTCGTCGGCGGCCTGCACGGTATCGTCGTCGTCCAGATCATCATCCAGATCGGTAATGTCGCTGTTAATTGCCATGGGGAGGCTCCTTGAGCGTGGGGTTGCCCCATACCCATGGCATCAACAGTGCGGCCCGTGCGGCGCAGCCATTTCGACAAACCAGTTTCGCCACGAAAAAGGCCCCGCGTCACACGGGGCCTTCACTTAGTCTGCCTGCCAGATTACTTGCAGCCTTTGCTCGCGCGCACTGTGTCGATCGCGTTCAACCTTCCCTTGGCTACAGCGAGTGCAGTTTCTGAATCACCACCAGACATGCTGGCCAGTGGCAGACCCAACAAAAAGACGCCGAGTGCATCACTCTCGGATGCATTCTTCTGCTTAACCGAGGTTGCCTCAACGACCTGTGAAACTTCTACCCGTTTAGAGGCTAGCGCACGGCACGACAGGCCGGAGAATTCTGCAGTCGATTGCGGAACCGCCGCTACATTCTCAGGGGCAGGTGCACATGCGGCAAGCAGAACCGCAACGAGCGAAAGAGGGTAAGTAAAACGCACTGGTATCTCCTAAATGGTGTGTGTTGCCGCTCGTAGCGACACCGACCCGTCAACTTGTCGAATCGTATACCTATCTAAAAAGCCAATTCGCCTTTGTGCAATGTATCAAAGTTGTCAGCTAACTTTCTGCAACTGTTGCGAAAGGATTTAGCCGTCAATAATGTGATCCCGTAAGAGTTGTTTCACTGTCTCTTTTCGATGGAAGAATATTTCAGACTGCGACCTGCAT